TTAGTGTTGGTATCCTTAAAAAACAAAACGACACCTAAAGTTTCAGCACGTTCTCGAAGTTTAATCATTTCAATAAAACTCCTTCTAAGCTGTACTTATTGGTGTCTCTAAGCCATTCTTCAGGAATATAACCTTTAGCAAACTTGTAGCCGTATTTCAGGCACCAGTCTGCATAGCTGGTTTTACTGCCTTTATAAAGTTTTGTGGTCGGATTACTGAAGACAAAACGGATTTCTAAATGCGGCATCTGTTCTTTTACAAGCAGGTGCTTCTTTCTGTCCTCTGCTTCAAAAAGCCCTTTACCTTCTATGATGATACCATTCGGTAACACAAAGTCAGGTGTATAGGTGTGATTAGTTGCAGGGATAACATATTTGATTTTATGCTTCTCGTAAGAGGCATCAATACCAGCATTTTTGAGTTGTTCCGCTAATCTATCTTCCAGTCCGCTACGATATGGTGTCTGAGCGAACGCATAACCACCTGTTCTACTGAAAAATTTACGTGTGGCTATTAAAAGTCAGCTCCATTTTCAGTATCTTCATCACCAGTGAAAGGCGACTCAACGGTTTCCGCATCAGCCACAACATATCCGTCTTCTTCAATACCGAAGCCGAAAGCACCTGCATCTTGCTGACCATACTCCTTAAGTTCAATAACCTGTACTGCTTCAAGATAAAGCGTAACCCCTTTCATGGTCTTATTTTTCCAATAGGGGTTAACAGAATAAGCGACACGTACAATAGAGCCGGAACCTACTTCCACGTTATCCGGCAACGGTTTACCTTTACTGTCATAAATCGGAACCGTTTTCTTAAAGGTTTCCCCTTGTTTATTAGTAAAAGTAGATTTAGTTTTGAATTTGAAATATTCATCACCATCTTTTGTTTCGCCTAAGCCAATATTAGGATTAGCAAAGGATTTGCCTTTGTATTCCGGCATAGATTTTGCTTTCTCTACTTCCCCCATGAGGAACGCTTTGAATTTTTCGGTTTCCTCTGCTTCAAGCATCAATTTGATTGTCAAACCTATTTCTTGTCCTTCGTAGGTTTCAGGTTTCCGCAAGTGCGGGTACATTGCTACACCTTTAGCAGTTGTATAAATTTGTCTTTTTGCCAATATTAGATACTCTCCATTTCTTTTAAAATTTGTTTGATTTCATCCAGTGCATCTTTTTTCATTTGAATTGCCTGTTCGTAAGCTTCATAGGCAGACAGCAGGCGTAAACGTGGATCACTTTTCGCGCATACTTCCTCAATGTTGTCTTTTTCTACAGTAGGTAAACTGCAAGTTTCCTCAGTATTAGAAATAATTTCCAGGTCCGCCGGAAACATCCACCACCCATTGTCTTTTTCTAGACTACCGAAACAAGTGTGTCCATTGAAGCCCTCAAAAGCAACTGCTATTGTGCCATCAGCATCTAAACCCTTCACTTCACCTATTAAACCTTTAGGGCCACTAGCAATAGCCTTTACTTTCATACCTACTTTAAAATCATGTACTGTTAACATTTTTATCATCCTCTTTCTTTATTATTTCCCGGTAGAACCAATACCGCCGGAACCACGTTTAGTGTCCTTTAGTTCCTTAACGACCTTAAAAACTACATCTTCGTTCTTTTTGATAAGCATTTGTGCGATACGGTCGCCATGAAACAAACGGCATGGGTAGTCTGCTGTGTTATCAACGATTAAACATAATTCGCCTGTATAATCACTATCAATGATACCAACACCATTACCAAGTCTAAGACGGCTATGTGCACCAACTGAAGACCTTAAGTAAATCTCTGCATGGTAGCCTTTAGGAATACCAAGAGCGTAACCAAGCGGTACAATAGTGCTCTGCCCATGTGGTAAATAATGTTCCCCACAGACAGCAAGGTCATAGCAAGCCGCTTCTTCGGTCTTACTTTCAGGCAAAACTGCATCAGGCTTTAGAACCTTGATGTCGATTGTAAGTGCCTTAGTTTTCTTTGAAGCTGGAGTTGCTGTAATTTCTCTCACCTCCTTTCAGTTAAACAAAAAGTGAGGTCAGAGTTTGTCGACTCTTTCCCCACTATCTGTGACGCTTAGATAAATTCAATTTGAAAATCTTTAGTATCTTTTGGTAGATATACTTTTGCAGGTTTACCACATTTTTGAGCAAGTCTAGCAAGCGCAATTTGAGAACCTGTAATGTAGTCGAAGGTGTCATCAGGGCTACAAGATGCAGATGCTTCTATTGTTTTATCGCCTTTAACGAGGGTAAAAATGATTTTATTACCTTCACGATGCCCGTCTAATTTTTCTTCGTTTAGTGTATTTAATCTTTTTAATTCTTCTAGTGCTTCTTTGCATTGTCTTTTTGAATAGTCATAAAGTGCGTCAAAAAGTGCTTCGTCGCACTCCTTTAGTAATTTTTGCAAGTAATCTGATGCTGAGTCTTTTTCATTAAGAATGGTTAATTCTTCACAGCTCCAAAGACGTTTGTTGTCCCATGAAAAGTGCCCTCCACGAGAAAATATATTTTGCGTCGATGACTTTTTATCCCATTTAATCACAAAGAGCTTAGTAGAGACAGTAGCTACAGTACCATTCCCACACTCTTTATGGTGAACTCTAAGCCCCTCTTCGATTTCCTCAGGGTCGATACCTTTGAGGGGTTCTAAACGACTGTAATGTAGCCACCAGCGACCATCCAAATATTTATTTTTAGATAGATCTTGTACGCGATAAAACTCTCCATCTTTCTTTCTAATGACTACTACAGCACCACGCTTAATATATGATGCTACATCTTCTTTAACACGATATTTTTGACCGACGTAAATATCAATTTCTCTCATAATTATTTACCTACCTCTCTCGGGTTAATAGTTTTACCTTCAAGACTCTCAACGAGCCATTTTGCGTAGTCTTGTATTTTCTTAGCTTCCTTAAGCTCTCCTTCGCCATCCTTACGTCCTATACGACACGTATATTTGATGATATTACCACGCAGGTAACCACGAAATGCTTCGGGTGTCATATTGGCTTGCATGGTTTCTATTGGTTGATGTAAGGTGTCGTAGTGTGCGTTGCTAACTTGTGCGTAAGCATTAAGACTGCATAAGTTAATAAACCTCCAATCATCCTGAGGATACCTTCTTTCTCTTTTTTCTTTATTAGGGTAGTAGAAAGAAGGACAGGATGATCCATCATCACATTTGAGTTCAACTATTTCACCTTTTTTGAGCCAACCAGACCCATTATCATCGTCCATATCATCACGGACGACAAACAGCCGACCTCCTTGCTCAATATACCTTTCAAAATCTTGTCTGTTCATAATTACTTAATTCCTCCTTAGGTTTTCTTTTAGGAGACTTTAAGGAACCATATAGGTTATGACTAATAGTAGTTATATTTATAAGACAATCTATAAATAATACCCTTAGTAAAACTATCAGGTAATCTTTAAGTTACCTTATGGTTCCTTTCTCCAATATCTGTGACACTTTCTACCACAGGACATTTGTCACGAGAAGATGTACTTGCTATCTAAAACTATATTGATGTCTAAATCACCTTTTTGGGGTGGTTTAGGTAATTTCTGAGTAGTCAAGAGACTCATATCATTTCTGAAATTTTCCAAGACATCATTTTCGGTATACATCGTGATAAAAGATTGTCTTACAATCTCATACATTTTCTGTGCTTGTGCTAAAGGTGCGCCATAGCTATCATGTATCATTGCGAAATGTTTGATATTTTGGTCTACACAACTACAAACTGTCAACTGAAGATGTGCGGCGTCCATACTATGAATGAAATTAGGTGCTATACCTGATGCTTGTTTACGTTTGTCAATGTCCCCTGTTGCGGTGTTATCATATAAACGCAGTCGCTTTCCAGCACACCGTACCATAACGGTCGTAGACTTGACTTCCATGTACGATTGCTGAACGAGTAAGCCCATTGGTGTAATCCACGACACAACCTGTTTGTCTTTGGTAACAGCTTTTGCACAATCTTGTAACCATTTCATACCCTCTACAGCTTTAACTACGGTCGTACCTACAGCATCCCATACTAATTTAGCTAAGTACCGAGCCGCTTGGTTCTTACTGTCTGCAAAAATAGAAGCTTCAGCTTTAGCATCAATATCAGGTTGAATAGTATCTACCAAAATTTGATCTCGAAATCCATATTCCTTAGAACCATATGCAAGAGTCATAACAGAGCGTTTTGTTACCTTTCGGGTAACCCCAAAGGCTAACCATTGTTGAGCCAAAGTCCTTGTACCGTATTTAAGGTAACTATTACCCTCCTTGTCTTCCGCATCTTCGTCTGTAGTGCCAGTTCGGGCATCTTCTTTTAGCACCTCATTGACTTTTGCGGCGACAATAGCATAAATATCATTAGGTTTATTTGAAGGTACGAGGTTTACCGCCTGTCCACCAATAGGGTCTCTAAGTATTGCACTGAAGTGCTGAAGCCCTGAGCACGTACCATCAAAAGCTACATTGATACCTGTAGTAAACCCTATGATGCTACCGTGTTCCTTGATATATTCCTTAGCTTTTTTATATTCAAAACACCAAGCAAGGAATTGACAGGGGGAGTCTTGTTCTGCCCACCATAAGTTCCCTAACGGTTCCTTCGCAGACATTAAAATCAAATGCTCATTATCC